ACTCTTTAATAGCAAACTGCTTTCTAAGATTAATTTCTTTCTGAGATAATTCTTCGATAGCTTTTGCCGAGTCCTCTTTCATCTTAGCGATTTGAGATGTAAGTTCTTCATTACCTTTTGCTATGTCTTTTAATTTAGCAAGGTCAGCCATGTATTGCTCAACCTGAACTTGCAGAGCTTTCTTAGACTGATTAACTTCATCGAAGCGATGTTTCGGTATAAAACTACCGTCGTCAACTATATACTTAACAGTAGAATCGTGTACTATAACTTGTTTACCAGCAAGTTTCGCTTCAACCTGTTTGTAAAGGTCTGAACCTAAAAGTGTTTCGAGCTCGTTCATATCTAAGTTCCTTTTTATTACTGTTCAATTGTTACCCGGATTGTCCGGTCTATACCAGTTCTTTGTTTGACGCTACAAATACCAAAAAGCTATTTTATTTCTTATGCAAATATTAACACGATTATATCAAATAAAATAATTAATTTTTTATTTTACACAGATATAATTTTTGTTTGGGCGGAACAATGACAGTAGATGTTATTCTCTGGCAATGAACCGAGACCAGGGCCTTCAATAGTCTCACCGCCCACGTGAAACATACCATTTAAATCCGCGGGTTTACCATCGTGAGCCAAATGGCTCGGTCTTGGTTTGCCTATATGGTTATGTTTCCAAATTTTCTGAATGACAATACCTAATCTACCAGCAGACTCTATCGCATCTTGTATACCAAGAACCCGACCTTTTGAATGAGCCTTATGCGTTTCGGTAAAAGAAATCATCTTAGCGCGGGTGGCGGCTACATTAAACCTATCAGTAATAAGACGAGTTATAGTCGAATAGGAATCTCCCATGGTTAAACCCTCGACTACAGCAGACCTTGCATTAGTTCTGAGAGCAGATTCAACTACCATTTTAACATCTACCAATAGATTAGCATTATGCTTCTTCAACAAGTTCAACCACATATTATCATATATCTCAAACATGGATGACTTCTTTGGGATAGAATTGAAGTCAAGACCCAAGTCAAGTACGCTATTAAAAGCTTTAGTTGTGCCCGTATAAGAACTGGCAAACTCGTTCTTTATATCTGATTCAATAATACTACCTACATCAGTGTTAAGTCCCTTAATCTCTGATGCTAATTGTTTGTATAAATTGCTCAATCTATTAAACTTGTTAGCGTCGTTAATCGTAGGATTGTTAGTCCTTTCAAATAGCCGTGAAGCAGACTCTTTAATACGCCTTAGGGAATTGCGGTACGCTGTTAATAGTCGAGGCTCAATACTGGCATTATGAACTTTCAGCAGGTTATCTGCATCATCTAACAGGTGTACCAACTTCCTGTTCAGGTCATTAATATCACTCATAAGTCTCCACCAGATGTGCCCGTGACAACACCATCAGTAGGGGTAGGAGTATTACCACTCACATTAGAGTTAACAGCTGGTTCTGTAAGGTCAACCATACCCTTCTCAATCGAATCTAACTTCTCGGCCTCCAGCCGCTGAAGTTCTTCTTGTGCATCATCTACTAATGGATGATTCTCTAAAATGGTTTGTTTAGATAACATACCCTCGGATGCAACTAACTCATCTATCTTCTCTTTCTCGTTGAATATGGCGGACTTGTTAAAAGTGAATAGAACGTCTCTGTAATCATACGTTTTATTATCTCGCATGTTTATAAAACGTGTAACGAACCACGCCATATCTGATAGAGCGGTATTAAGACGATTAATCATACGATTAGCTTTCAAGTCAAGCGATGAGTATAAGAACTTCAAAGATACACCAGAGGGGGAATTACCAAATCTTTCGTTATCAACGTCTACTCCCTGGCCGAAATAGAAAATTTCTTTTCTGGTGATTTGTAGAAACTTATCCCTGGCTTCAATAGGTATATCTGACTTCAATGTATCAACACCACCATCGCTATCTACTGAAATTACTTTATGGTTCTTTAATGTTTTCAAGAACATTCCCAATTCTGAATAACCCGATGTTGAGCTCGACTGTATACCAGTATATCCACGAAGAACCATAATGAGCTCTTGTAAGTCATCCAAATCATTAACCCAGCCAGATTTAACACGGTCGTAAGCATCAATTAGAGTTTTAATCTTCGCTAAATCAGTGGTCAAGTGGGGGTTATTAGCCAATGGTATAAACGGTACTCTACCCCAACTATACGGTTGTTTATTATCTGGATTAGTGGTAGAGAACGTGAACCAATGAGGAGCTGGGTTCAGCATATACCCCGCATCGAGGGTATACGAGTTATCTAATTGCTGTTCCCAGTATTCTACAGAGTCCTTAGTCCACCATTCTGCTTTATAACGCGTTTGTAACTTATCTCCATCAACTATGTCGTACGTGTAATAACGAATAACACCCACTAACTCTTTCTCGTACTGAGTCTCATAAATTGGTATAACTTGTTCTGAAGGAATTAGTATAAGATTTAAATTACCCTCCGTATCAATCGAGGGATGTAACCAGCCTATGCCTTTTATAGACGTTTCACTTATATAGTCGCATAATGTTTCGTCAAAGTTATCACCGAGAATTTCAGAGAAACGGTCTTGGAAAGATTTAGACTCTTCAATAGCCATTAATTCTTCGGCAGTAGGATTATCTGCATCAACCATATCTGGTTGACGTACAGACACGACCGCAGGATTACCAGCAATATAAGCTGTTTTCTGGTCAACAAGAACAGCGTAAAACGGGTGGACAATTTTGTTATTCGCCTTAACTTTATCTTCAACAAGTTCACCATCTGCGTAATACATATTCTTATGATTGAGGATATCATGTTCACCCTTGTAATAGCTATTAGAGACTAACATGTTCTTCTTAGCAATAGACGACAAATCCCAACGAATTAAACTACTAATACGGTCTTTAGCGATTTGTTGATTACCTAAGATTAACCGCAGGTTGACGTAATCAGTTTGGGTCATATAGCTCATTGTAATACCCTATTTGTTTGTGCTTAAAAATCGAATACCACTCGACTGAAAAACCATATCTGATAATCCCGTGAGTGAATCAGGAGCATCGTCCCCCTTGTTCTTTCCCATCTTGACGTACGACGTTAATTGGCGCATAAATCGGTCATAATCAGAACCGGGGGCATAGTCATTACGAAAGTGGAAATACTGCTTAATCATGCCAGAACTCATAAGTATGCGAGTCTCTTTGTTCTTGTAATTTGGGACCCATTTAATTTTACACATAGACGGGTTCGGGGGTTCAGTTATCAGTGATTGTACTCGTCTCGCGTATGACTTACCCCCAAAGTTAGATTCAATACGATGCAATACATGTTGGTTACGCTTGATTTGAGCGGCGACAAGAGCCTCGGTAACCTCTACCGGGTCCTGCGTGAAGACTACATCTGTTATGTAGCAATCATTACCAATCAATTTGCCAGTCACTGATGAAAGGAAGTCTGTGCCCTCATCGGCAGTATCCGTGTAACCTATTACACTAGTAACTAACTGTTCGTTAAACTCATCTAACGAGAAGTAGTTTAATTCTGATTTAGGAAACAGCAAGCCCTTCGCTTCAACTGGATTCTGCATGAACTCTGCCTCCCAGATGAACTCATCTAACAAATTCTTAAGTTCAAGATACTCTTCCGTGGTCTTTACAGCCTCACAGAAGGACTTACCCTCGTTAGTTAAAGCGGGTATTGACACGGTAGTCCATGAGTCTGACGATTCCTCGAGTATACGCCCAATGGGGTCTTTAATTGACCACCGCGTGGCAATATGAATCTCTGGACACCCAGTCTCCATGCGAGACTTGAACGTGGATAGATACCAGTTATAGGTCTTATCCAAAATAATTTCTGATAACGAGTCCTCGAGATTCTTAATAGGGTCATCAAGTATAGCAGCGTTTTTACACCCCTTGCCAATAATCGCTCCACCTACACCAGAACCAAAATATGTAGATTGTTTAGCTGTGTCAATAGCCCAATCATCCACGCGCGAATGGTCTGATTTAAGTTTAACACCGGGAAACACGTCAAGATACTTACGTGTTTGTATCATCTCTCGAATATCATACGAGAACTTATCTGATAATGTTTGCCCGTATGAACATCTCATTATAGAGGTATCTGGTTCATCTGCCTTACGCCCTATTTCCCATGCACACCAAAGGGATACCGTGTATGACTTCCCTGCTCGTGGCGGTATTGATATGATTAACTTCTTTAGCTTCCCATCAGAGATCGCTTGTAAATAATCACATAACTGTTTAAGGTGGGGTTTATCAGGAGTGAAGAACTTCGGGTCGTAATATCTGCAATACAGCCAGAAGTTATTTCTAAGAACAGAACGAAGGGCATTCACCATATCTTGTCGAGACAAGCTATTGCTCATCATTACCGCCTAAGTCTAAGTTATCCGAAGTAGATTGTTTCTGATATTCGAGAAGTATAGACGCGATAGTAGAATTATCAACGCCCTCGAACGGTGAGTCTGTATGCACGTCTGCACCAATCTTCGATGAATGTAACGTTGGCACGATCTTATCAACGAGCTTAAGCAAGATAGGTATGTTTGGGTCCTTCTTAGTTGCAAGTGCTATTGCCTTTTGTAATATGAGCTCTCTATTAACTTGCAATAGCTCTCTACAAGCTTGCGTGTTCTTGTTTGGAGAACCTTTAGGACGACCACTCCCGGGACGTCTACCACCACGAGCCATATAATGTATCCTTCATATTTATGAACTTTGTATCAGGGAGGGTCATGTATACACAGCCTTCATACCAAAAGGTGCGTGACCATAATTCGATATGAACAAAACGTGTTAGTCTATCAGATAACATGTTACATATATCATTCTTAAACGTTGGACAAGAACAATTTTCTTATAAAAATTGCTGTATTGTAAACATCTGGTTCAATACTGTGTACAATTTAACGAATATCTGATTTATTAAATAATTAAATTTCAAATAGTTTAGAATTGAAGAAATATGGTTTTTATGGTTTTTAGGGCCACTTTTAAGTTTATCTTATATATATATATATTTATATATATATAAAAGTTACGGAACTGAAAGGGTACCCAAAAACCCTAAAAACCATAGAAATAGTTGAAAAACGTTCCAAAATCTCATTTCTCACTTTTGAGAAATTTAAAATAGGTCGAAAATCCCCCTGAAAAATACCGGGTGATTTTCGACCGATAAAGTTTAAAACGGTAGGTCTATAGTCTCTTTTTTGGCGTTAACAGACTCATTCTTCACCACTTTAATACCCCTGAAAGATAACTTTTGTTGTTTAGAAATTTCACGTTTATAACCTAACTCTTCAAGTCTCATGTAGAACGAGTTCCTGCCGAGTCGGTCCTCATTCTGATTGGACACGTAATCTAAATATTCTGTGTATAGAGCTTTAGCATCGGTGTAGAACCCACCAGCTGGTGACTTATCTTTGCTCACTTGGCATCTCTCGTTAAGGAATTGTTCTATTATATTATTTTCCATGAAATATTGATTCGTGGTATTGAGAACAATTTGTGGGACAGATAGTTTCTTTTCATTGAACCATCTTTGAGCACCTTCTAACGCCCAGTTCAATATACCAGATGTTTCACTCTTAAATTCGTTCAACACCTCATGTTGTGGTCTTATGTCGTTACCACTGAACGTGTATTCAAACGGTATTATGAACAATCTTCGTTTAATGCCGAGGTCGTAGTTATTTATTTTTGGTTTATGATTACCTGCGAGCCATAGCTTGAAAGTAGGACGAAACTCGATAGATGACGAGTGTAAATCCCTGGCGGTTATCATATCCCCCGATGTGATTTGTTTAATCATGGACTCATTAAGAGACCTGGATGTATTAACCTCTGATGAAATTACAAGTCGAGAACCTTTCAACCTGACCACGTCCTCTGAATGTGATGAACCATCGCGATTAAGAGACGTGAATGTCTCGTAATTCGCGTTTATTTGATAGTCCCCAAAAATAAGTTTGAGTCCTTCGAGAAATGTAGACTTGCCGTTAGCACCAATGCCATACAAGAAGAACAGGCATTGTTCTGACGTGTACCCAGTCAACGAGTATCCTACCGCCGTCTGAATGTACCTCGCTATTTCAGCATTATTATAACTTATTTTAAGTATAAAGTTCTCCCAGTTCGGACACTTGGAGTTCTTTTGATATACTACCGGTGCAATCTTTGTCATTTTGTACTCTGGTGAGTGTTCTAATAACTGACCTGTTCTTAGGTTGATGACCCCATTAAGGCAGTTATACAGTTCTTCACTTTGGTCAAACTCATTTGGTAGAACACCAAGTCCCTGTCTCTCCCCGGCCCACGCGAGCGTTAAGTCACGGAGCCGGCGCGATTCAGCGCGTATTACTTGAGCGATTGACAGGGGGGCATCAGTGGGGCAGTTAGCCGGTACTGAATCTACATCGCCATCGCCGGTGTCTGTGGTCTCTATATTAGGCACCATTCCCAATTCTTTATCGCCATCATCACTCTGCTCTTTAGCATGTTCGATAGCTTTCATCTTTTCTTCCGCGATCAGTTGTAGATAATAGCTGCTTATCTCTCCCTTCTTTGATGCTTGATACACCCTTCCATCCCATATATACCACCCCACGTTCTTTCCTTTACCGATTTTAGAGTGGTCAAATAGAACCTGGTCTTTAAATTTTTGGGAGAATTTATCCGCTAACAGTAACTCGAGCGATTTCTTTCCCTCTTTCGCCTTCTTCGGGTTCTTGTAATTAAAAACTTTTTCTATTTTATTAAAGAACGAGTCCATGTTTAATATTCGTTCTTCATCATGGTAATTACCCCATTGGCGTAATAACTGGTCATATCTCTTGTTCAACCTTTCTTGCGTGTCCTCCGGGTATAGCGGGTGGTCTTCGGATAGAAGTATAAAGTATTGACGGCCGAACTCACCAAGTGAAGCTATACCCATTGATAGTTCCCACCATAACTGTTCATCTTTCATCTCGAGGAACCCGTTTTTGCGAATGAACTTGATAGCTCTCTTGATGTCTCTTTCGTTATACTCTATCACCTCATTGACCGGCTTCTCTCGGGGTAAAGCATCAATCGTTTTCAGGTTATCAAGAATAGTGGTGATGTCAACAGGTTCTGACTTGGGATTATAATACGCATTCGGGTCATGGCTTATGTATTGGACACGAGCCAAGTCTTTGGATGACGGGTCAAACATTATTCCGTACTTATCGTTATAAATATTCTTTAATACGTTATACACCCTAATGTAATAATCAGAACCCAGGGGCTGGGATAACTTTATCCCAAATTTGAACCCGTCACCGGATACTGAGGTGTATACGAATAAGGTGTATTTAGACCTCTCAACCTCGGCTATAATATCTTCAAGGTCTTTAACATGGTCTGCCTCAAACACCATGTAATCAGACGAATCAAAGTATTTCGAGTTACGTGTTAATTCTTTGTACCTGAATGGTAGGATATAAGGTAAGTTCTCTGACTTATATTTCTTTTTCTCTATCTTGCTCGTTATTGAGCGTAATTTCTTAGTCGCCTCCGCTAACTCTGTATCCGTTCGTATTTGAGTGAAGATACTACCGAACTCCCTTTCCTCGAGTGGGGCATTTTTAATTGTTACAGGCGGGTTGCCATATAAAAATATGTGTTCTACTTTCACTGTTCTACACCGTTAAAATATTGTTTGAATAAGTAACGGGACTCGAATATTTCATCGAATCCCGTTACGTGATTTAGATTTTCAGAATGGTATGTCTTCATCCATCTGCGAACTACGTCCTCTGCCTCTTTCTGGTTTAGCCTTAACTGGCTTTACTGTGTCTTTTATTTCTGACTTACTATGCTTCGAGGGTGTCTCATTAATATCGATTTCTATTTCACCGTCATCACCTACGCTATCATCTATTTCTGAACCGAATGAATAGGTTTCAACGGGATTCATCTCGCAGAACTCACCCAGTCTGAGAATCTGCTTTTTGAGTTCAGATTTCAAAAACTTGTTTACTTTTATTTGCAGGATTCTCATATCATCTTTATCCCCTTTTACTTTCGAGAAGTCGAACTTTTCCATCCCATTCATCGCGGTAGACGTCCTGGTGTCTTCATTCCATGATTTATAATAGTTCTGAATTTTCTCGCCCCCTTGATAAAATGTTATACCAATATTATTTGATTTGTCACTTTTGAACGAGTACGGTTTTACCGTCACTGGTTTAGCGAAGTCGATATTAGGCAAGTGCATGCAAAGTGATTGAAAGTACCGGGAACCACCCCCCATTGATAGAGCGAATGTTTCTTCGGTATCTGGGTCATAGAGGGATAGTATAAACTGTTCACCAAAATCCTCGTGGGTTTGCACCGAGATTTTTCTGATATAACCGGTGCAGGACGAGTACACACGCTCGTACAAGAATTTGTTATTGATGTCATCATGCCGTTCTTCAGCTTGTGGGTCATCCTGTGTAGTCTTTTGACGGATTTTACCATCAGTTATTTTAAGGTACGATATTTTTTCTTTTTTCGCGAGTCCCATGGTTTTTATTCCTTATTTATTTTTGACAAATATTTGTTTGTTTTGTAATTAATAGAACGTTAACATCATGTATAGAGCCACCTGTTTAACCATAGTCGTTGATGTATACCATCTTTGCCACAATCATACCTCACTCTCATTCTTTATATTCTGAAAAAGTATAGGGTTAATGTAATCAATTATCACGAAACATGAACATACCAGTCATAGGGTGTGTTCTCTTTCGATCGTCTTCATAATCGTATGATACCATGAGCGTATAAACGATGTAGAATTAATATACAAATACCGATAATTAAAGTAATTACCCATAAGTTATCTGATTCCCTTTCTATACCCTTTTCATCAATATCTGGGCGTCTAATGATGTGCAGGGAATTATTCTCCCGGTCTGATAAATACGCAGTTAATATCGATTGGTCATGCTTAGTCAATACCTTCTTATCAGATATTATAAATACGCCGTCTACTAACGGGCATCCTGGGTCGACTCCTTCCTCTATGTCCACCCCATCGTCAATTAGTTCGCCTACCAAGACAGAGCAGGCTTCGCCTATCTTGACGTTTTTAAAGTCATAGGCTGTTGAATGAAACGGACACGTCAGGCAAGTAGTTACCTCTTCACATTTAATCTTATACATGTTAGTTGTTTGTACTATGGTGTCCATAACTCTTCCTCTCTTTTCCTGATTTAGTTTTACGAATTGTTACTTGATTCGACCCGAGGATTATATGTCTAACAGTGGATTCCGAACAGTTAAACTTGTCGGCTAG